TGCACGCGCTGGGCCTCGGCGTTTGCCCTTGCGCCTTCTGCCGTTGCGCGGTTCTGCTCGGCGGCGGCGCGGGCGGATTCCGCATTGCCGCGGGCGGTTTCGTTGCTCTTGCGGGCATTTTCGTTTGCGGCGCGCTGCTTTTCCGCCTGCGCGCGGGCCGTTTCAGCGGCAGCGCGAAGAGATTCCTCATAGACACGGGATGCCTCCGCCGCCGTGCGCTCTGCTTCCGTCGCGTTGGCGGCAAGAATGGCGGGGATCAGGTCATTGTTGATGTAGTCCTTGATGGCGTTGCCTGCTTCGTCGAACTTGGCTTTGAGTTGCGCAGAAGTCAGTCCGCCGACGTCGTTCGGCTCGTCGTCCAGCTTCTGGATGATGTTCAGGTCGCCATTTAAGTATTCAAGCTCGATCGGAGCATTCTGCACTGCATTCAGGTCAGCTGTCAGTTTCGTGCTCATACCGAATTACTCCCTTCTCGGGACTTCTCCCGATTCGTTGATCTTTCGCTGTAAATTGCCATAGCCTGCGCCGCCGCGGACGGGCGGGGAAAAGCCGCTCGGATCCATCGGCGAATCACTCTGCCCGTTCCCGGGCGCGCCGCCCGGCGTGACGCCGTGCTCGGCGGCTTCCGTGATGGCGATGAGCGTCTCGCGGTCAGTGATCTGGCCGTTCGGCAGGCGGCGCAGATATTCGCTCGTCGGGATCTTGCCCTGCATCAGCAGATTGTCGAGCGTCTGCATGTTGGCGATCTCGCTCCAATAGCTCGACGCGCCCGCATCAAGGTCGATGCTGCACGGCACGCTCTGGATCGTCGAGAAGTCGAACGGGACGGCCATCTTTTCGCCGATCTCGCGCACCTCGACTTCGACAGTGCGCGTTCCGTAATACTCGCCCTCGAACTCCATGAAGATGCGCCCCAGCTGCTCGATGCATTGCAAAAGGTTCTGCTTTGTCAGCTCCATCGGCGTCGCCGCCGCGCGCTGCAATGCAATGATGGCGCTCGTGTTATCCGGGCGCGTGTCGCCCAGCGCCACGTCGGACGCGCCAAGGAATTTCTGTGTGTAGCCGATGGCGACGTCGATAAACTGCGAGATTTGCGGTGAAATGCTCGCGGGGTCAATGATCTTGGCCACGCCGTCCACGCTGCCGTTAACGCCGATGGCCGCGCCGACCTTGCTGCTCCACTTGGCGACCTTTGTGCGGTCGTATACGATCTTCGGATAGGCCAGCGTCATGAGCGAGATCATCGACATCGCAAAGAGCTTATTGACGAAAATCTGGTTCGGGATCAGCCCTGTGATCATCGCCTGCCCGTGATAGCAGTCCTGCACGTAGTCCCAATTCATCCACACGATAGGGTAGAGGGTAATGCCAAGGTCCCATTCCTTGCGGATCTCTGCATCGCCGCGCGTGCATTCGTAGCAGTGGATCGTCCCGCTCTTCTTGTCGCGCCACAGGCGGAGGATCACAGTGACCTTATTGCCGCCGAGCTGGTCGATCTCAATGTTGCTGCCCTCGCGGTCGTCTTCCGTGATGTTGTCGATGTCCGACGCGCTTGCGCCCCATTCGCGGGCGTAGTCCTTGCACTCATTCACGAGCATGCGCCGCTCAATGAGGATATAGGGCTGCGTCTGCACGTCGCGGCTGTTGGGGTTGCCGAAGTGCACCTGCGTGTTTTGCAGCACCTCCACGCCGATAGCGCCCTTGGCCTGCTGGCCGGTCTCCACGCTGCTGTCCCAGTAGGCAAACAGGCAGCCGTCGCCGTCCACCGCCGCGTTGCGGCAGAATTCGCGGATCTTGCCGCCCATCTGGTTTCTCTCGAAAATGGCGGCAAACTGGTCGTTTAAGATATCGCTGTATAGCTCAAGCACCCTCGTCGATGCTCTCCCGCTGCTCGGCAGCGGCTTCGCGTGCAGCTTGAGGTTATCAGTCGACACGTTGGCGACGGAGAACAGCACCACGCGCTTTAAGAAGTTAAAGACCGGTGTAGGGAGCCCGTTGCTGCGCACGCCCTCCCACTGCTTGCCGATGAAGAAATTCTCATTCGTCTGCACCGTGTCGTACAGGTTGATGCCGGTATTGAACTGCACGCCCGCATCGTATTCCGCCGCCACGCGCTGCGGGGTCATTTTTCGATTTGTCATTCGTGATTCCTCACTTTACATTGCCCGCGTAGCGCAGCCGGATATCCGTCTCAATGACCGTCGCCGTCGCGCTCGCAGAATTGCTTTTGAATATCAGGCGATAGAACGTCGCCTTTTTCACCTTCATTTTCACTTTCTTCACCTGCGGCTTTCGGTTCGTCGCGAACGAAAAATGGTTGAAGTCCACATGCAGGAATGTTGCGAGGTTATAGGCGACCACCTTGCTGGGGTAATCGCTGCGCCGGTTCGTCTCCACGGTGATGGTGATACGTGCGTTGGACGCGGGCTGCATGGCGACAAAGATCATGGGACTGTACTTCAGCAGCCAATCCTTGTCAAAGTCCATCGCGCCGGTCGCCGCATAGCAGTCGATGGCCGCGCCGTCGTCGTTTCGGTACTTGTGGGAGAATTCAAGCACTTTCCCGTCATCGGCAAAGCCGAGCACCGTGCCGTTCCATTCGAGAACGCGGTCGAAGGGGAGCCCTTCGTAGAGATACCATGCGTCATTTGCGTAATTCAGGATGAGGGCGCGCCGCCCGAATAGGAACCAATATTCGTGATCGCCCTTGATGTTCGCCGTGCGCACCTTCGGCAGATCAAAGCTCTTGAGTGTCGCCGCCACGCGGTCGCTGATGCGCTTGGCGTTGTTTTCGTTGTTGGAGATATAGCTTGCGTAGTTGCTGCCGCTGCGCCACTGATACACGCTGCCCGCATCCAGTGTCAGCGGGTTGTTTTCCAGCAGCATGACCTGCCCGGGCGCTTCGTTGCCGAATTGGCGGTTGACCGGCTGCACGTAAAACGCCGCCGTGCTCGTGTCGTCGGCAAGACTGATCTCGCCGTGCATGATCGTCCACGCGCTGTCTGTCTTAAAGGCCATCAGTCGTGAATAGTGTCGCACCAGTGCCGTAAGCGGCGTGTTACTTTCGCCCACGGCCACCTCGTAGAGATCGGGAAAGTATTCAGCACTCGCTTTCCCTGTGTCGTAGGGGACGCCGGAATAGATCGCGCGGTTCGTACCGTCGCCGTAGAGGAACACGCGGGTATCCGTCGCGCCGTTGAAAAGTTCGCTGTATTTCATGCCGGTCACTTCGCTGCGAGCGCCGTCGCCCTTGCGGTATTCGATCTCCACAGTGTTCGTCCCTGCGGCTGGGGCGGCGGTAAACGTCACCGTCCCGTTTTTAAGATTCATCGTGCAGTCCGTCACCGGCTCTCCGCCGGATTTGACACTGCTGACCTCGGCAATGTCCTTTTCCGGCAGCTGGAACACCTTCGCCGTCCCGTCGGGGGAGAACTGCACGCGCCGCTTGCCGGTCAGCCGGTTCACGTTTTCAACGAGCGTGCCCTCGCCCTTGGGCGTCGTTGCCGTCTGGATGAGCGGCACATAGCCTTCGACGGTTTCAAAACTTGTTTCACTGCCACCGTCCCAGCTTTTGTATTCGCTTCCATTCAGCAGGTACACCTTCCCGCCAAAGCCGAAAAAGGTTGCTTCGCTATTTTGGCAAGCCCCTTTATTGCTGGCGCTGCCGATTTCAGTGTCAATGTCCCAAATGTGTCCACCGTACACGGCGAGGATGCGCTCGGAAGCCCCCACAATGCCGCGCCAAACGCCGTATACGCGCGTTTCGCTTTCGCCCCCTGCGGTTTCTCCACTCAGTGTGGAAAGCGCGTCAGCAAGGCTCAGAAGCGTTTTCGAGCCGGGGCGGATTTGCAGGTGCTTGTCCTGCGTCACGCGGAAGTTTCGCATCTCGGCCATCTCGCCGACTTTCAGCGTGGTATCGCCGTCCGGGTTCTCGTTCAGGCCAAGGAACGATTTGATTTTCAGAATACTGGAATTGTCCTTTGCCGTGATCTGTGCCAAGTTTTACTCACCTCCGTAGGAAAGATAGCTCATGTCCATTTCGCCGCCGGTCATCTCTTCGTCGTAGTCCTCGTTCGCCTCGCCGGGCATCGGGTCTTCCGCGGCTTCCGGCAGCTGCGCGCCCAGCGTGCGCGTGATGCAGAAATAACGCAGTGCGTCGTTGATATGCGTGATGTTGTGCGGCTCGGTCGCGCAGTCGCTCGGGTTCTTCTCGTCGTGCTGGATGAGCATGATATTTCGGATGAGAGCGCGGCAGTTGCTCGTCACCAGAAGTCCGGGGCGGTCCTTCTCGCCGCGCAGAGGCTTGAGCATTTCCTTTTCCGCCGCCCAGCCCTGCACGCGGTTGTTGCTCGCCCGCAGCAGGCCCACACCGTTCTGCGCGAACAGCTCGGCCATGTTTTTGCCGCTGTCCTTCTGCCGGTTCCACATATCCGGCGGCGCGATGGTAAATTCGATGCGTTCCTCCGGCGGCGTCATGGAAAGCGCCAGTGCCGCCGCCTCGGAGACGATCAGCCCGCTTTGCTGTACCTCGCGATAGACGTAGCTGCGGCCCTCGAAATCCACCGCGATCCAAAGACAGGCGAACATATCGAGTCCATAGTCGAATGCGCGGTACTTTTTCCACTCGCCCGGGATGCGGGCAAACGGTTCGATGACGTGCGTTTCCTTGCGGAACTCGGGGAAGAACGTGCCCGCCAGCGCGTCCCAGTCGCCGTAGCGCCAAGCCCGACGCACGTCCTCGGGCAGAAGATCGAGCATCTGCTTGTATTCCGGCGACGCTTCCAACAGCTGCGGGTTATCGTCCACCGTCGCATGGATGAAGGTGTAGTCCTTTTCCTTTTCTCCGTCCTGATACTCCCGGTCGATGAAAAGGCGCTTGACCCATGCGTGCCCGATGCCGCCGGGGTTGCAGGTCAGATACATCCGGCGCGGGATTTTCGTCGCACCGCGTAAGCACGCGCCCAGCGTGCGGAACTGCTCTTCGGTGAACTGCGTCGCCTCGTCGATGAAGATCCAGTCATATTCCTGGCCCTGATACTCCACGTCGTCGCCGCTGCCGTAGTGTCCGAATTTGATGATTGCGCCGTTGTAGAAGGTGAACATGTGCATTCCGCCGTTATAGGTAGCGATCTCGGCGGGAATCATCCTGCGCATGGGGATGATAATGCCCTGCTCCAATTCGGGGTACTCGCGTCGGACGATCAGAATGCGGATATTGGGATAGGTCAGCGCACCGCCGAGCGCCTTAATGCGCAGCACGTGCGACTTACCGCCGCCTCGTGCGCCGCCATAGCCAACGTAGCGGCTGCGCGCCTGACAGAATTGCTTCTGCTTGGGGTTCAGCTCGCCAAAGTCGACGGTCGGCAATTTTTGCTTGTAATAAGGCGCTGCCATGCGTTCAACTCTCCTGATATCCTGTAATTTGCAAAAAAGCGGCCAGAGGGGTTAGCTCTGGCCGCTTTGGTTGGCGGCTTCCGAGTGGTTTACTCGTAGTCCTTGGTGGCTTCGATGCCGACGCAGCCGTCCTTGGTGCCGACGGCGCGCATCGTCTGGCCCTCCGCCAGAGTGACGGCGGCGCTGTAGGTCTCCGCAGTGCTGGAATAGCGCGGGTCAGTGCCGTCCAGCGTGTAGCGGAACGTCACGCCGGTCACAGCGGTGATGCTCGCGGCGTGGCTGGTCACGCTGATCAAGGGCGCATCCAGCACGGCGAATTTTGCGCCCGCAACGCCGATACCGACATTCTTGCTGCCGATGACAAACGCATCGTAGTAAACGAGGCCCTGCACCACGGGGCCGCTGTAGCCGACGCTCTTCTTGATGACGTCGTACTGCGTGAGCTTCACGGGGTCGGCGGAAGTGCCCTTCGCCTTGATCATGAAGTACACGCCGCTGGGCAGCCAGCTCGACGGGACGGGAACGACGTTCATGCCGTCGAACGTGCCGACGCTGCCGTCCTTGACGGCCTTCGTACCCATGTCCTCAAGGCCGACGATGGCGTCCGCCTGCTTGAGCAGGACAAAGTAGGTCGTGGAGATGTAGAGCGTCAGTCCGGTGTCGGGGACGAGGTTGTCGCCCATCTTGCCCTTGAGGTCCATGATATCGCCGACGATCGTGCTCTTGGTGGGAGCCGCGGTCATCTGCTTGAGCGTCGCAGCGCCCATGACCCACTTCTTGAGGCGGTACTTGTCCATCATCGGGACGACGCGCTCGTCGATCTCCATGCGCAGGAACTTGCCCGCGGCGGTCTCCACGGCGATATCGCTGCCGTCCAGCGCCTCAAGATGCTTGGTGAAGGCTTTCGCCTGCGTGCAGAGCATCTCCTGCGTGGTGTACTCAAGGTCGGTCACGTCGCCGTAACGCTTGCCGCCGCGCTGATAGTCCGTCAGTTCAGCGGGGACCATGGAGTAGATTTTCACGCTCTTTGCGCCGGTAAATTCGTATTCGTGACCGGCTGCACGGTTGGTCTTGGATGCGAGCTTAAAGCGGTTGGCAATTTTGCTCGCATATTTCACGGTATAATCGAGTGCCATTTTCTTTCCTCTCTTTCATTCGGGCAAAGAGGACGCCCTATCGGTCAGGAACCGAATCCGGCAAGGAACGGATCGACGTTCCTGCTGTCGTTCCCGGCAGACTTCATGCTGCCGGTCGACCGCTGCGCGTTCTTCTGCGTCTGCTGCACGGTTTTGACCGTCTCCTGCGCGGTTTTCACACTGGCGCGCGCCTGCTCCACGGCGTAGCGGGAATAGGCTGCCGTCAGCGAAAGGCCGCTTTTGACCTCGGCCCACACGCTGTCAGGAATGCTCTTGGGGTCCTTCTTCGCGTTGTCGTAGGCGTCAGGAAAGGCCCGCTGGAACTCAACAAGATCGCGGTTGATGCGCTCCTGTTCGGCACGCTTTGCGGCCTGCTGCTCCTGCTGCTGGGCTTCCTGCGCATGAATGCTCGCTTCGCGCTCTTCAAGATCGACGGCGCGGCGGGCTTCTTCTTCGCTCATGCCGCCCGCACGCTTTGCTTCGGTGCGGACTTGCCTCACGTAATCGGGGATGCTCATGCCGGCTGCGCGCGCAAACTCGCCGAACATCTCGATCACGGGCTTTGCCTCGTCGTACTTCCCGCGGATGCGGTCGTAATCAAGGCCCTTCTGTGCGAGGGTGACCATTTCGGCCTCGCCGACTGTACGCTCGCTGTCCAGATGGCGCAGTGTCCACGTTTTCGGCTCTGCCTGCTGCCCTTCGGCGGGCTGCTGGTCAGTGTTTTCGGCAGCGTCAGCCTCCTGAGCCTCGCCCGATGCACCGGTTTCCGTGCCCTCGAGAGAATCCTCGCTGGCGTCTTCGCTGCCCGCGTCGGTCTCGCTGCCTACGCTTTCCTCCTGATCATCCGTGTCCTGCCCGTCGGCAGAAACCTCGGTGTCAAGGCCGTCATCTTCGCCCCAGCCGTCAAGAAATGCGTCCTGCTGGTCGGCAGTCTCTTCCATGACTTCGGTGTTTTCGATGGATTCGTTCATGTGATGCTCCTTCCTCGGCTGGTCTGCCGTGGGAATGTATTTGCACCGGCGCTGGTCTGCCCCGGCGTATGGATAAAAATAAAAAACGCCGAAACAGCACGGAAAACCGTGTGTCTCGGCGTTGAACGCTCTTGCTTGTTATGTACTTATTCGTCCGCGAGCTGCACCCCGTCAACGATGAGCGGGAATCGCTCGGCCTTGCATTTGCTGCACCATACCGGCGTATTACGCACGGTGCTGGTCTTCAGCACCCGCAGTAGCTTTTTCCGGCATTTGGGGCAGGTATACCATCCGTTTACCACCATCGCGCAAATTCTCCGTACTCAATGCCGCCATACGGCAGCCCATCTTCGATGCTCTCGAACGATGCAGGCACGCCTGCACGCGCCTTGGCGAGGCGCTGCTCGTAGAGCTGCCAGAAAAAGTCTGCGAGCGTCGGATTTTCCTCGCTCAGCAGCTTTGCCGCAAGCCCGCAGGGGAGGACGCTGCGCACAATGTAGGGGTCCATCTTGATTTCGTCGGAAAAGCTCGTCAGATCGTCGAGCGCCGGACGTTTACCGTCCTCGCCGATGGCGAAGGTGTCGCTCGCGGGGTAGGCGTCGTCGATGAGGTTATTGAGAATGCCCAGCGTCCGGACCTTGTACTCGGTCGTGTCGCTGTTGTCCGTGCTGCCGGTGCTTTCGTTCTGTGCGTCGATGAGGTACATGGCCTTGTCAAAAACGCCCTGAACGCTCAGATCAATGCTCATGTCCTCACTCCTTCGTCACTCTCGTTCGAATCCGGTCTTGCCGTTCACGGCGTACCGCATGATGTTCTCGAATCCCTCGTCGATGGGGTCCGGCGGCGGCTTGTGCATCTCCTGCTCCACGCGCTGCTCGGTGCGCTGCTCCTTGGTTTTGAAAAATTCACGGGCAAACAGCGCCGACGTCTCCGCGAGGATGACCGCCGCCATCACCAGCAGCACCGCAAGCATTGCCGTCATTCCTGTTCGCCCCTTTCTCACTTGAAATCGCTGTCGTCCACGCTGTCGCCGTGAACGATGCGGACCGTTGTGTCATTCTTCTGCTCGATCTTGTCCTGATAGCCGCCAAGGCGCGTCTGCTTCTGGAGGAAAATGCCCCTCGTGACCATGCCTTTCTCGCGGTATCGCTCGTCGGTCTCGACCTGATTCTGAATGCGAAGATACGCCATCTGCACGGCGTCCTGCAAATACGCGCAGCGATCGCCGTCATACCACGAGCGCAACACCGTAAGCGTTACGGTTCGTCCCTTCTTGTTGTGCTCGGAGAGGTAAAGCGCAAGCCCCGCCTCGCCGTACAGCACGACGCGCTCGTCACACTCGTCAAAATAGGCGTCGGCGACCTTCTGGAAATCTTCAACGTGGGGGAAAATCGAGACGGCTTCGTGGGCCGCCTTGGACCGGGCAAGCTGCCCCGTCACGGTGTCGCGGTTTTCGATATATCCCGGCTCGCCCTTTTTCTTCGAAAAGGCCGGATTCCCGCGCCGCTTCTTGATCGGCTCATCCGCCATACCGTTTTCCCCCTTTCGTTTCGTTGGCGCAGGACGGAGGACGCGAACCCCAGCCCTTGCGGACCGATACGGTTTAGCAAACCGCCGCCGAACCTCTCGGCTTCATCCTGCGTATGTCCCCACTGGGCCACATCGTCGAGAGGTGCGCGGGGTCCTGTTGGCGGGAGTGGTTGGACTCGAACCAGCGACCTCGTGGTTAACAGCCACGCGTTCTTATTTCCTTCCATCTGAACTACGCTCCCGTGGGTTGCCCCGATTCGTCAGGCTCTCGAAGTCCTGTTGCGTCGTGGCTCGCGCGCTCTCTCGTTATGAGCTGTGCGCCGTCGCTTCTTCCGGCGTGCCAAGTTATGCTATCGCGTTTCTTGCGGCTGACTCCCACAGCCGGGAGCGACCCGGTGTTTCTGGCGCAGACGGCAGGACTTGAACCTGCATCTCCTCCGGGAGCGGTGCTCTGCCGATTGAGCTACATCTGCATGTGGCTGCCCTTCATGCCGTAGGGGCAGCCGGGTAGGAGGTTTTTTCTCATGATCACACTTGCAAATCCATCGTCCCAGTTCTCATTTATGCACGAAATGCAAGCCCAGTCAATGGACAAAATTTCATGGATACAGCGAGATACAGCGTCACACAGTATTATCCGTAAAATATTTTGTAGACCACCGTTTTCAAGACCCCGCCGCCAGTTTTTCCGATACCCACGGTCGGTGAAAAGGGAAGGGAAGATGTGGGACAATAGCCATACACCCGTCCCCGCGAGACCCCGCCGTTTTT